AACCACAATGGTTGGAACGAAACTGACCGTCAAGTACACCGGTGATGGCGAAAAGAAATCAAAAGCCTTCAACGCACCAAAGCTGTACAAGGCCAAGGTTGAACCAGCCGTGAAGGATGACTCAGAATCAATGTGGTAAACCCACATCAATAAATCGTGACAAGTTGGGTATCGAGCGAACCCCCTTCGCCCCCTGCGGTACCCAACTTGTCGCACTTATTCAGCCAGGAGAAAACATGACCATCCAAGACCTAAAGAACGCAATAGCGTTTCTTGAGAAAAGTTTCGTCGGTCAAGGCGACCAAGAACGACTCTTCAAAACCATCGAAGCATTAAAGATTGAAATTGCTAGGAGGCAAAAAAAATGATTGATGTAAACCAGTTCGCAGAACTAGAGCTGCGAGTCAACGACCTACAGAACGCCCTCGCACGGGTCGCAGAGGAACGTGACAACTACAAAGACACAGCAGACTCACTCTTCAAAGAACTCGAAGCCTGCCGTGCCTCACTCGTCCAAGCCAACTCAGACATCTCACGCTTGCGGGTGTATCTAGCCCAAGGAGCCGAACTGTGAGTCCAATGATCCTCTCAGACAAGGTTGCTGGCATCATCAAAGACCTAGAGGTGCAGGTCGGTATCAAAGACATCGCACTCAGCTCAGCGATGCGACGCATCGAAGAACTCAAAAGCCAAGTCGAAGAACTATTGGTTGAAAACCAAGAACTGCGGGAGGTCATCCGTGACCGATAGATTCGCAGACATAGTGCTTGGCATAGCACTCACCACAGCCCTCATAGTCGGATCACTCATGATTGGAGGCTGGCTAGGAGTCAACGCTAAACGTGAAGCCTGCACCAAGTTCGCAGAAATCACCGGACAACAAACAACCTTCATGACCTACGGCCTAACCGAATCACTCTGCTTCACCAATATTAACGGCAGCTGGACAGACATCAACCCACAAAAGGTAAACCCATGAACCAAACAGAAAACTTCCCAGACGCACCACACACCATCAGCGTCCTGACCCACCGAGACCAATCGGCAAATTGGGTGGCACACATCGCCAACCATGACATCATCAACGCCAAAGACACAAACGGCCTGTACCTACTCGTCAGCCTTGACGAAGACGGAATCGTCACCATCGCAACCAAGCCTGGTAGCGCATGGGACTCACGCTGGTCGTCACCAATCAAACTGGAACGACGATGAACAACCAAGCGTATTTGAACATCAAAAAATACTGTGATGACTTGACAGAGCGACTTAGGTTGGTTGAGGAGTGGAAGCTGCGTCATCCGGACTGGGACACTCAACCATTTCGTCGTGACGAATCAGACTGGTACAAAGCCTTAGACTTGTACGAAGGATTGACCTTCAAAAGTTCGTTTGACCCGAATGATTTGCGTCCGCACACTTCAGACCTTCTCACCGCTGAACGCTGGAATGATTTGATGCGGGTTGCTCTTGCAGCCTTCGAAAAGGCGATACAAAATGAGTCGTGACAACGAACTAGCCCTAGACCTGTTCATGCTGGGCTATGAGCGCAACGAGTTAGTGCATATGCTCAACGAAGCCAACCAGCTGATCGAATCGTTACGCAACGAACTAGACGCACTCAAAGAGGAGTTAAACAAATAATGGAAGCATTCATCGCACTTATCATCATCCTGTCAGCGTTCTTCTATTGGTTGACCCGATGATCTACCGTGTCCAATGCAACAAGTGTGGCTCAATGGTCAGACACGACACACAAATCCTTCAAGGCTGCCTGTGTGACCCTGACGCTCCGACGTGGATTGCTATCCAACCGGACGGACGGATGCTCAAGATGAGCCATGCCGATTACACAGTCTTCGAGCAATCATGACCCAAGCCCGCATCTGCAACTGCACCATCAAACGTGCGCTACCAACCAAACCGTTATGCGGAGACAAGCCAGACGACTTTGACGAATGACTATGAAGACCCAATCGCAGAGTTCATCGAAGCATCAGCCGAAGGACTCTGCACCGGCTATGTCGTCATCGCCAACATCGAACGCATCAATGGCGACCAATCATTCTGGGTGACAACACTCAGGAATCAAACCGCCTCAACCAGCCTCGGCCTACTCGAATCAGCCAGCGCAGCAGAGAAGTATCGGATTGCCAGGTCATTCAACAATCGCTATGACGAAGACGAAGACGAATAACACCTACACTCAAACAAAACCTAATCCTGTAGGAGGGATATGAAACACACAAGAGTCAACAAGGGATACAACTATCCCGCCTCAGCCTTACTCAAAGAGTTCCCAGACGATATGTGGGCATCAACAATCGGTGAACGGCTCGGAGTCGGTAGAGCTGCAATCCAAACATGGCGAGAAGGCAACACCTATCTAGACCAATGGCGAGCAGATAAATATGCTTGCCTGCTTGGTAAACATCCATCAGAGATTTGGTCAAACTGGTTTGATGAAGTGGAGTTGGCATCGTGACAATGCGTGAAGAAGCAATCAAACTCGCTGAGCTAGGTATCAGGGTTATCCCGATTAAGCCTGGTGAGAAGCGTCCACCAATGTCACAATGGCAAGACAAAGCATCAAATGACATCCACGTCGTGAACGACTGGTGGACTAGCCAATACTCAGGTTATGGAATTGGTATTGCTACAGGGCAAACCAAACACGGACGCATCTTCGTACTCGACGTGGATGACCGTGAAGAATACAAAGGCTCAGACACACTTCACGACCTACAAGAAAAGTACGGTCAACTACCAGAGACAGTCACAGCGATAACCGGTACCGGTGGACAACACCTGTACTTCTACTGTGACGAAGACATACGCAACGACGCAGGCTCACGCCTCGGAGTAGGACTCGACATCAGAGGTACTGGAGGACAAGTTCTCGCAGCCCCAACCATCCACCCCAACGGGCGCACCTACCAATGGGAACATGGCCTCAGCCCACACGAACGCAAACCAGCCAAAGCCCCAGACTGGCTCGTCAAACTCCTCACCAAACAACCAGAGATGGTCAAACCAACAGGGCAACCCGACAACTTCCTCACCGACCCCAACACCCCCTCAGCCCGCTACTGTGCCAAGACAACGTGGGAAGAACTGCTCATCCCTGACGGCTGGACACTTGCCAAAGTAGACAGGCATGGTGAACAGCATTGGGTTCGCCCAGGCAAAGACCCCCGTGACGGAACCAGCGCAACCATCGGACACAACGGTAACGATGCACTCATCGTCTTCACCTCATCCATCCCCTGGCTACCAGAAGGCGGCTACAACCGCTTCGGATACTACGCAGCATCCAAACACGGAGGCGACTGGAAACAAGCCTCCCAAGCCTTCCTAGCCACCAATGAAGGCAAACCTGAACCAGTCACACCAATCCCCACACCAGACGAGATGCTGTCAATGCTGGTGGACTGGAAAACATTCTGGTCACTCGAACACGCAACCGAAGAATGGTTAGCCAAACCACTCATCGCCAAAGGCAGACAGACCGCCCTATTCGCTGGAGCCAAGACAGGTAAGTCATGGCTGACACTCAACGTCGTTGCAGCACTCGCATCAGGCAAACCCATCCTCGGACAACCAGCACAACCACCCATCCATTGTCTATACCTCGACTACGAGATGATCGAGTCAGACCTATACGAACGCCTAGAACAATTCGGCTACACAGAAGACGACGACCTCTCTCACCTCCACTACGCACTCATCCCCAACCTCCCCCCACTCAACACCACCGAAGGTGCCTCAGCCATCATGAAGTTAGTGGAGTTGACGAAGGCTGAGGTCGTAGTGATTGACACCACCGGACGAGCCATAGATGGTGAAGAGAACTCAGCAGACTCCTACCGTGAGTTCGCACGAACCACAGGACTCAGCCTGAAGCGAGCCAACGTTGCCTGCGTACGCACAGACCACGCAGGTAAGGATGGTGGCAAGAAACAAGGCCAACGAGGCTCTAGTGCCAAGAACGATGACGTGGACATCGTGTACCGACTCGACAAATCCGATGACGGTCTCACCCTCAAGCGCACCCACACACGCATCAGCTGGGTACCAGAAACCGTCAACCTCGTCGTAGAAGACTTCGATGACATCATCACCATCCGACTCCGCTCAAAAGAGCAGCGAGGCTGGACAGTCAAAGAAATCGCCATCGCCCACCGACTAGACGAACTAGGCTTCCCCATCGACATCGGAGTAAACGAAGTGCAACGCCAACTCAAAGAACAAGGCATCTCACTAGGCCACAAATCCCAAATCTCCCGTGCCATCCAATGTCGAAAACAACCCCGACCAGACCCACTCAACCAGTCGGAACCACCCCAAACGGAACCAGTCGGAACCACCTACCAAAACGGAACCACCTTTGGAACCACTTTGGAACCACCTTATAAAGCCCAACAAGTACAAAGGAACCACCCTCTGTACCTATACGGTACAGGGGGTTCCGTACCACAATCAGAAACAGAAATAAATCGGAACCACCCCGAAGAGGACATCTGGTAACCATGCCCATCCAACGCCCCTGCCTAGTGTGCAGAAGACTCACCACAAACATCCAACGCTGCGACCAATGCCAACAGGCATGGAACCACAATCGGAACAAGAAGCGAACTCACTACCAAGGTGACTACGCATCACGTGCGAAGCGAGTACGGGACACCACCCTGCTCTGCTGGATATGTGGCAAAGGCTCCAACCCTGACGACCCTTGGCAAGCAGACCATGTTGTGCCAGGTGACATCAACTCAGAGTTACGGGGTGCGCACAGGTCATGCAATGCCAGTCGAGGCAACCGAGGCAAGCCATGACCCCCCCACCGGCAGTCTGGGGGGTGGGGTCAAACTGGAAAGCCTGTAGGACGCAACTACCCATGCCGTGCGCGAGACACGCCTTGGTTGTGAAGGGGGTACGGCTACCATTGGGGCATGGCAACACCGAGGACTGGAGTTGGGCGTGGCAAGAAGGCCGAGCCTGTCGAGCGCAAACGTGCGAGAGGTGCGGAGATTCGTGGTGGGTTGAAGGCGCAGCCGATGCCGGAGTCTGCGTTGGCGTTGGTGGATTTGGCGACGATTCCAGAAGCACCGAAAACTTTGGGTCAGGTTGGGTCTGCGTATTGGGGGATTTTTTGGACGGCTGGTCGGAGGCATCTGAGCGAGTTGCACGACACTCCGCTCATGACCAGGTTGTGTTCAAACTTCGACAGGATCGCAGAGTTGGAAGCGTGGTTGGGGTCGGATGTCGAGCGTCGTTGGTATACAAGTCCGAATGGTCAGATTGTGACTCATCCGGCGGTGAAGCAGATAGATCAGATGGATGCTCAGAACACAGCGTGGATGAGTTTGCTTGGTTTTACTCCAAGCGACAGGGCAAGGTTGGGGTTGGCAGAGATAAGGGTTGCGAATGAGCTTGACCAGTTCAGGCAGCGCAAAGCCAACGTGGTCGACACCGAGGTTGTATCCGAAGTCTGATGGTGCGTTGGTCAGCGACTTTGCAAGAACTTTTCTTCATGTGTCGAAGGG